CTGAATGTATGTGTACCAGATGTTGCCATAACCTACCTTTAAAAATTAATTGTAGGCTATAGTTACTGAAGTAGCATTTGTTACGTCTAAGTAAATACCGTTTTCAAAAACTGTACCATCGTTAGGTACATAAACATCTAAACCTTCTGTACCAAAACCAGCTTGAAACTTCAGTGTGCCTGTAGCATCTGTACCATCATATAACTTTACAATAGAAGAAGCTACGCCTGCAGCTTGAATATATTGTATTCTAGTTCTTCCTAAAAAATTATCACTGGCATTTACAGCTACACCATATCTACCGTCAGTAGTTCTGGTTGTAAATTTTACGTCACTTGATGACATGTAAACCTCCTTGTTGTGGGGGAGTTACCTCCCCCGTTAAAATTAAGATGCTGCTATTGTAGCACCAGTGTCACATCTTTTCCAATTAGCTCCATCATAAAAAGCTAGGATTGCTGAACCAGCAGCTCCGTTTGAAAAATATGCAATCTGACCTTCTACACCATCTGGTGCAGTAGCCACTGTATATACGTTAAGACCAATTACACTTTGTGTGTTTACTGGTCCTGAAAAAGTTGTTGTTCCCATAGTCTATAATCCTTTCATATAGTCTGCTAAGCAGTCCATGGTTATTTATTTGTTAATTGAGAAGGGGGCACGTTTATACGAAACCCCCTTATCTTATTTATTGATTAAGCACCTTGGTTTCCGTAGACACCACGCCAGTCAGACCAACCGAAGCTGTATCTTTCTCTAGCTTTGTATCTTACGTTACCAGTTTCAAAATCGCCTTCCATCTTGGTTGACATAGCTGCTCTGTTGAACATCTTTGCACCATTAGGACAGTCAGTTCTAATGAACCATGCATCTGGATCTGAGAACCTGTGGTTAGTGTAGTAACCATTAGGTATCATACCCATGTTGTTGATAGCATTGATATCATTATCAGCTGTACTTGGACGACCCTGTGACTTCATAAGTCTCTCTGCTACAAATACCAATTGTCTTGGAATGTGTAGAGATTTACCTTGAAGTGCTACTGGAACACCTTTGTCATCTGTAAATCCAGCAATGTCAATCAAAGCTGTTTCTAAAGATGTCTCAGATAAATCGGCATAAGTTGCAGGTCTGTTAGAACCTGTGCTACCGTTTTGTAATGGGTGTGCATTAGATACTAATGCTTGTCCATCACCACCTGAGTTAGCACCGTTAAATGCATTGTTATATACATTTGCGGCTGTTAGCTGCTTAGTAGAAGCCATAGATCTAGCTAATGCTTTAGTTAGTCTAGTTGAAAGCTTGTCATAAAGATTATCTTCCATTGCTTCTTCTGTTAGTGAAAATGCTAATGCAACTGTGTTATGTGTATATCTTGATACATAACCTTCGCCTGACTCAGCGTATTCAACTGCTGCGCCTTCGAATTTTTCATTCGCATTACCAAAGCCTGGGAAGAGTACTTCTTCTTCGAAAGCTCTGTTTGATGTTTCCTCATCGAACAAGACGGCATGCTCATTCTCGTATCTGTTATACTCAGTTCCGAAAATAGCATTAAGACCTGGCTCCAGTTCTTTAAGGATTTGTGCTCTTGATATAGCCATTTATTATCCTCCTATATTCCTGTTACGCCAGTAGCGCCTAGTCCAAATTGATGAGTATTGATTTTCACCAAGATGTCCATTGTAGTTCCTGCTGAAGTAAAAGAATCATCTGCTTCTGCACTACCTAAAATAGTTAGTGGAAAAGTGTTAGTTGTATTCTTAGTACTTGAATCAGCAGTTAACCCTGATTTATGTGTAATCGCTGATCCTGTTGGATTAGCTACAATCTGTACAGTTTTACCTACATCAGCTGCTGCAATAGCAGTTGCTGCTTGATCTGCTTCGATTTCAAAGATGATATCTGGATCATCATATACATACACTTTGTATTTGTCTTTAGCTACAGTGCCATTAGGAATACTTCTAACAAATTTAACTTCGCCAGATGCATTATCTACGTACTCTGCTCCATAAAACACTCCTACGACTGCGCCAGGACTTGCAGCTGCCATATCAGTTACGATATTACCTGCTGAAAAAGTCACGAGATCACCTTCGAAGAATGCGGTTGGGGCAGTAGCGGCTATTCTGTAACCATTTGGGCCACTAAAGTTATTGGTTCTAATTAAACCACCCTTAGCGTGCTTCTTTGGTTTTAGGCCATATGCCATGTTTATACCTCCATAGTATAGTTAAACAAAGTCATGACCAATATTACTATCAGTCGTCAAACTTTGCAGTTTTATTTCCTCCGCCTCGTGTGACTGAGGAAGATCCGTCTTGGCTGATAGGTGCTGCAGCGCTGTTATTACTTTGCAATTCAGAGTTGACCGCTCTTTCTTGCATTCTGGTCTTGTTATCGTAGTATTCATTTCTTTGATCCGCGATCTCTTGATCGACTTTCATCAAAATTAAATCACCACTTCTAACTACACCCGCATGCTTTCCTGTGTCTAAAACATCCGATTGCCAGTTCCCGCCAAGTTCTTCGGGTGTTACTGGTTCGTATCCTTGACGAGCTCTTTCATGTACATTTCCTGACTGATCTTCATTCAGGAGTTCATGTCGAACCCATCTATAATGTACACCCTCTGGTGGAGTTGGAGTATCCAACTTACTAGGTGGTGCCCATGTTTTCTTGCGAGTACCCGAAGCTCGCGTTGTACGGGTTGTCTTAGTAGCCTGTGTCATTCATCTACTCCTTATCTCGCCTGATTTAGGCGCATCTTTTGTCGCGCATATTCTTGTAAAGATACTCCCATTTTATTGGCAGTCTCTACTTCTGATTTAGTCAATGTGACTTTTTGTTTGCCACTGGGGGAAGTGCGCGTTCCACCCGCTACTACTTGTACTTTTTTTGCTGAAGAGTTCTGTTTAAACTTTTCAGGAAACTCTGTACGAATACGAGCGTCTAACTCGTTATAGTATTCATCAGGATCAGCATCAGGATATATTCCTTCATCTATTAGTTCCTTATGAACTATCATCGCGGCTTGGGTCATAATCTTTTCACTTTGATTATTGCCTCCAAACCAGGAGTTTCTTTTCTGCCATTGCAAAGCTTTCCTATCGGGAGCTCTTTGTTGCTCTGGCTGTTTATCAGTCTCTTCATCAGAAACTTTTTGTTTAGTAGAAGCTGACTTCGCTCTTTCTTCATACTGCTTTACAACTAATGCTTCAGCTTTAATAGACGCTAATTTATCAGTAGCTTCTATCTCTTTATCAACATCACCATTTGTTTTAGCATCACGAAGAGTAGCTAGTACTTCTCGCTCTTGAGCCTTCAGTCTATCCCCATACTGCGTTACTGCAGCAAGTTCAGATTCAGCTGATCTTCCGACTAACTCTTGGCGCTCTTTTTGAAATTTTACTTTTTCATCTTCGAGTGCCTGGAGCTTTTCTTCAAGCTCTTTACGTTGCTTGACAAGTCTTTTGATCCGCTTCTCAGCTCGTTTGCCATACATCTTTTTGTCATCAGATTCTTCCTCATCTTCAGTTGGAGTTTCCTCAGTAGTGTTTTCTACTAGTTCTTCTTCATCAACTTCAGTTTCGGGAGTTTCTTGTTCTGGAGCATCTAGCTCTTCAGAAGACGTTTCTGTTTGGCCTTCTTCATCAATCTCAATCTCGAGTTCATCCTCTTGACTAAGCTCTTCTTGTTTTGGGTCTTCTATCATATTACCTCCGTCAGTTGCGAACTGCGTTTATACGCTGTGCCAATATAATACCACACATTGTGGTATATTTGCAAGTGTTTATCTGTGCTTTATTTTTTCTGGCTTAGGTACAATTGCGACTACTTCGTCATCATTGATAATAGAATAATCTTCATTATCACACTTAAACTTTAGTCCTACGTACTTTCCTGTCAATACAAAGTCTCCAGGTTTACACCACGTGGTGCTGGATCTGTTCATGTCTTTATAACATTCTGAACCCATGTCTATTACTTCAGATACTACGCAAGCGAATCTAATCATTTCTCTTGTTTGCTCTGAAAATATTACTCCACCAGTAGATTTCTCTGATGGTTCCCAAGGTTTTAGTAACATCCTATAACCCTGTGGTTTTGGTAGATCTTTACTCATTTGTGCCTCCTGCTATTTCTTTATATAGCTTATGATACTCTGTATGCAGACGATCTTTCATATCTGCTAGAGTCTGTCCTACGCCTACTAAATATTTATAGTTAGCGTAATCTTCTGCACTCCCATTTATTAATTGAGTATTATTGACTTCTATAGCCTCACTCAAAACTTTGTCCATTCGTTCCTTATATACTTTAGTCTGGTCTAACATTGATCCTCCTGTAAAAAGGGGGGCACCTTTAAATGCCCCTGTTGAATATATTATAACAAATTATTTCTTAGATGACAACCCTGATAATGGG